AATACCAATATTCAAGGCCTTCCAGCTTCAGCATATACAGAATCAATATCTTTACTTTCCAATCAGGATGCATACAATTTCAATTTAATTACAACCCCTGGATTAATAGCTGATGGAACAAATTATCCAGCTCATATTTCTGTTATATCTCAACTAATATCAACAGTACAAAGTAGAGGAGATGCAATGACAGTAATTGACCTAGTTGGATACAATTCAAATATAGTCCCAGTAACTACAAATGCTATAACATATGATACATCATACGCTGCAGCTTATTGGCCTTGGGTTTTAACTATTGACCCTAACTCAGGACAACAAGTTTGGGTTCCTGCTTCAACTATGATACCTGGAGTATATGCGTTTAACGATAATGTTTCAGCTCCATGGTTTGCACCTGCTGGTGTTAATAGAGGGGTAATGACTACTGTTGTTAGAGCAGAACGTAATTTAACTCAAGCAAATAGAGATCTATTATATGAATCTAATGTAAACTCAATTGCAACTTTCCCAAATACAGGCGTAACAGTATTTGGACAAAAAACATTACAGAAAAAGAGAAGTGCTCTTGACCGTGTAAACGTAAGACGTTTATTAATTGAGTTAAAAAGTTACATTTCCCAAGTAGCAGATACTTTAGTATTCGAACAAAATACTGTTGCAACACGTAATAATTTTTTATCCCAAGTTAATCCATATTTATCTTCTGTTCAACAACAACAAGGTTTAACAGCATTTAGAGTAGTAATGGATGAATCAAATAATACACCTGAAGTAATAGATAATAATCAATTAATAGGTCAAATATATTTACAACCGACAAGAACCGCTGAGTTCATTATATTAGACTTTAATATCTTACCTACAGGTGCAACCTTTCCAACCTAGTTAGGTTTTTAAAAAAGAAACTAATATTTATAATAAAAAAACACAATGGCAAAATTTACAGTTTCTCCTGGAGTAGCAATTAGCGAAATAGACAACACATTTTTAACAGGCCAACCTGTTCAAGCAGGTGCTGCTATTATAGGCCCTACAGTAAAAGGTCCTGTTGAAATCCCAACATTAGTTACTTCCTATTCAGATTTCCAAAACATATTTGGAGATTCTTTTGTAAGTGGTGGACAGGCATATTCATATTTCACTTCAATTGCAGCTTATAATTACTTCAACTATGGAGGTACTTCTCTATTAGTAGCTCGCGTTGTAACAGGTTCATATACTCCTGCAACTAGCTCAGCTGCAGTTAATGCATTTACTTCATCTTCATTCTCTTTAGAAACTATTTCTGAAGGTGTTATAATGAATAATACAGGAACCGAAACAACAAATAATGTTCTACCTTCTGGTTCAAAAGATAATGTTAGATGGGAAATTACATCTCCAAACACAGGATCAGGTACATTTAATCTATTGGTTAGATTAGGAAGTGATGCTTCAAATAAAAAAGTAGTATTAGAATCTTGGAACGGTGTAAATTTAGATCCAAATTCTTCTCGTTATATAGCAAGAGTAATAGGTGACCAAATAGTTAATTACGACTCAACTAACAACCAAATGAATGTTACTGGTTCGTACCCAAACAGTTCACGTTACATACGTGTTAGTGCTGTTAACTACCCAACTCCAGATTATTTAGATTCAAATGGATCTCCACGAGTTCAATATACAGCTTCAATTCCACTTGCTCAAAGTGGTTCATTTGGAGCAGCAACCGGAAATATAATTGGAGGTGCTAATTTCTATGAAACCATAACATCAGGAAATACACAAGGAATTTCAGCTACTAGCTATAATAATATGATTTCATTGCTTGGAAATGCAGATGCATATCAATTTAATGTATTATTTACTCCTGGTTTAACAAATGATTTACATACTTCTCAAGTAACAAGTATTATTACAAATACTATTAACAGAGGAGATAATTTATATGTAGTTGATTTAGGAACTTATGGAAACTCAGTTACTTCAATTTCCTCACAAGCCCAATCAAGAGATACTTCATATGCTGCTGCATATTTCCCTTGGGTTAGAATAATTGATCCAGGAACAGGAAAACATGTATGGGTTCCAGCTTCAACAGTAATACCAGGTGTATATGCATTTAATGATAAAGTAGCTGCTCCATGGTTTGCTCCAGCAGGTATTAATAGAGGTGGTTTAAACACAGTACTATCTGCAGAAATTAAATTATCTCAAGCACAAAAAGATACTTTATATGAAAATAATGTTAACCCATTAGCTACATTACCTAAACAAGGTGTAGTAGTATTTGGACAGAAAACATTACAAAAAGAAGCATCTGCGCTTGATAGAGTAAATGTAAGACGTTTAATGATAGAATTAAAAAGCTACATTCGTCAAATTGCAGATACAGTAGTATTTGAACAAAATACAGCTACTACAAGGAATTCATTTATTGCTAGAGTTACTCCATACTTAGAAACAATACAACAAAAACAAGGTTTGTATGCATTTAAAGTAGTAATGGATGATTCAAACAATGGACCAGATGTAATAGATAGAAATCAGTTGATTGGCCAAATTTACATTCAACCTACTAGAACTGCTGAATTCGTTTCCCTAGATTTCATTTTATTACCTACTGGAGCAGAATTTCCAGCATAAAAACTTAAAAACGGAATATTTATAATAAAGAAATAAAATAAAAACAAAATGGCAATTTTAAATCCTAACGAAATCTTTTATACAGCGTTTGAACCTAGAATGACAAACCGCTTCATCCTTTATATGGATGGTATTCCGTCATTTTTAGTAAAAGGAATGGGTGCAATTTCATTATCTCAAACAGCTGTTGCCCTTAACCACATTAACGTACAACGTTTTGTAAAAGGAAAAACTATTTGGAATACTATCCAATTTACAATGTACGAAGCAATTACCCCAGCAGGTTCACAAACCGTAATGGAATGGGTACGTTTAGGTCACGAGTCAGTAACAGGTAGAGATGGATATTCTGATTTCTATAAAAAAGATATTACATTTAACGGTTTAGGTCCTGTAGGTGATGTTGTGAACGAATGGATTATCAAAGGAGCAATGATTACTGAAGTTAATTTTGGTGATTATAACTGGGATGATGATGGAACAGCTGTAAACATTACAGTAACAGTACAACCAGATTACTGTATCTTGAATTACTAATATTTTAATTAATATGTATTGTATAGAAGCTCCAATTTATTGGGGCTTTTTTACTTTCCCTTGTTTTATTAAATTTTTATTGCTATATTTATAACCATGAAAATAATTAATGTTATATTATTTGTTATTTTAACTTATTTTAGTTATAGCCAATGTAATGGAACCCAATCTTTTACTTTAACCCCACCACCTTCAGGAGGAACTTACAATCCAGGACAAATAGTAACAATGTGTTATACTATGAATGGGTATTCACAAGCAGGAACTAATTGGATAGAAGGATTTGATTTAACATTAGGACCTGGATGGGCTTCTGTTGCTCCCCAAAGTGCACCTGCAAACTGTGGAGGTAATGGAACAGGAGGACAATGGGTATGGATGACATCAGTAACATCTACAACAACCCCTATCACAACAGTTGGTCCAGGATATTTCTTTGATTTAGCGATTGATGGAAACTCAGGAAATGATTTTGGAGATGCTGGAACGTGTGTTTGGACATTTTGTGTTACTTTAACTGTTGCTAACGTATGTACACCTCAAAATTTACTATTACAAGTAACAGCAGGATCAGATGGTCTTTGGGGTAGCTATACAAGTAGTACATGTGATGCAGCAACACCTTTTACAATATTTAATGGAACTATTAACTCAACCACTCCTACACTAGGAGCAATATTACATAACTAATACCACAACCATGAAACGCCTACTATTATTTACCTTTATGCTAATCTCAGGAATAGCATTATCTCAATTAACAACAACAAACCCAGATACGGTTTGTTACCAAACAACAGCATTATCAACTTATCAAGTACCATCAGCAGGAACTGGAACATATACTTGGACTATTCCTCCATGTGCTACTCTGGTTTCAGGTCAGGGTACTAATTCTATTCA